GTTTGCATCTGCAAAGGGGAATGTAAATTCCACACACACTTGGGGTCTGTAAGCCCAAATTACTTCTCCATAGCTTTTAGATGAAAGGATTGGTCGTTAAACCATATCCTACATTTGAAGCAGGACAGACTACCCTTCGAGCTAGTCTAACTTGGCGTCTCAAGGGTGTAAGACACCAGTCTTCATCTAGACCGTCCTTAGACAGCAGAGAAGCCCCTATGCCTTTATAAGGGCATACGGAGTCGTTCCGGACTTTCACAGGAATAGGGACGTAAAGTTTAACCTCTACGCTCTTTATGACCTTACTAGGGTCATATCTTCCTAAACCTGGAGAAGTTCGGCCTACCAAATGCAGCGTCCCTATCCTACGGGATAGCTGGCCGTAAAGATAATCGGCGGTAGCTGTTAAGCCACCATCGATTAATTCACGACAATGCCGCTCTAGCGCCAAAATGCCCAGATCTTCTGATACTGGGAGCACGCCATTTCGACAGTCTTTGATAGAAGGTAACCCTTCATTCGATAGCTTAAGTCGAATTGGGGTGACAGATACGCCATTGTAATAGTCGGCGCCGCAAGATTCTCTGAAGTGCCCACGGACGAACGATTTATCGAGATTAACTTTTAATCCGATTCGCTCTAATCCACGGACGACGCGATTATAATCGCGTGCGCGACAGATGATGTCGTCTCCATATATGAATACAGATTCATCATCCTCTTTAGAAGGACGTGAACGGTATTCGGATAGAGATGTAACAGCGGCGACGTAACCTATCATACCAATGGTTGGAAAACACAGGCCTGATCCCATATTTGCGTATTTTTTCAAGGGGAAAATCCCTTTGTCGCAACTATAGGATTCTGCTCGGAGCTTTCGAGAACATTCTCTGTATAGAGGACTGTTCTGCGTGATAGCCGAGACCACAGAAAAACGGAGGCGATCTGTTGCCTCTTTTAAATCTAGTGTTGCCTGTGCTCTGTCAATTGATGATTTTCGTGCTAACTCTTGGTGGACCGTTTGATCCGAAAAGAGAATGCGTCCAGCCGATTTATACTCGTAATATTGAGTTAGAAAATCGTTCACAGCCATTTGGCCCTGGATAGCACCCATTTCTTCTTTGGAAATGGTTCTTGGTCCACGAGAATCTTTAGGGACGAACCTGATTTCGCACTGGCGTTTTATGTTGTCACGATTGACAACTACCGGTGCGGAAGGGTAAGGTTTAAAATAACCTTCATGTCCCTGAAGAGTATTAGGATAGACTCTGCACAATGGTGACTTTTTGGCCACTTCATAGTGCTTAAGCTGAGAATGCTTAATCCTTTCGGAACCCATGAACGCTCCCGGACCGAACCTCGGCCGATTGCGTGTGAAAACATGGGCTAAGTCTATCCTAGTTAGCTCTGGAAATTTGCGAACAAATGTTTTTCGACATAGTTCGACAAATGCCCAGTCCGGAGAGTCACCATCCGGACCTACCTGTTCTTCGGTGACCATGTAGGACGATAATGCTTCTTCTTTTTGTAAGTCTGACATCATAAATGCAGTCTTATAAAAGTAGTCGCACAATTGTCTTATCTGATACAGACTTGCCGGACATCCGGCGATAGCCTTCTCAAGATAACCTCTCATAAAGAGGGGGGCACCTGCTTTAAGCTCAAAATGCGTTAGTCCGATTTCTCGGGCATTAAGTAATGTATTATTTTCAATACATCTTAAAGCGTATTTAGAATACTGAGGCAGGATTTTTGTACAAAACGATGGTCCTTCATGTTGAAGGCGCCGTAGAACGGCACGTTTTGTCAGGAGGTCTATTTCTAAGTCCTTGCATAACTTAGATAAAATCGCACGCATATGAAGAAGAATTCTTCTTTTGCGTTTGATTTGATTTGGCATACCGCGCTCCTTTAGGTTAAAGGTACGCGGAGACGCGTGATGTGGTATTATCGCCGAAATTCGTCGATTACCATTTGTAAGAGCTCCCAGATACATGTAGTCACAAAGATGACAAACACGATATCAAGAAAGGAGCAGCCACAAATCACGATTCACCTAAGAAAAGACGACTGAGGTTAGCCTCAGTGGACCACGTATTGATATTCCCAGTAGCTGTTGCAGCCATTGCGGCTGTAGCTCCAGGGGGAAGAGTGAAACTCAGTGTAACTGAGATCACGCGTGGTGTAACAATATCGCCGACAGTATGATTATATCCGACACGACGAGTAATAGCTGCGGTTGTAAAACCAAGCTTATTTGTCGTTCCTCGGGCTAATCGAATGTCATCCTCAAGCCCCCCAAAGGGGACTGTAGAAAGTCGATATTGAGATCCGCCGATACTATTAAAAGTATTAGCGCCAATCGTCAAGGTGTTAAATGCCATAGTCTTCGTTCACTCCGAAATCACACACACACACAAAGTAGTTATCTCTTTAAGAGATATGCTGTATTAAACAGCTCACGAAATGAAGGTGCTGTGAACTCGGGCAAAACAGGTGGTCTTGTGCCGAATATATGAAACGGCAAGTAATCTCTTTTATATAGAGTATACTTAGCAGGACTACCCGAAGTGCCCCCGCCTATCCAATTACCTTGGATGTCAGCAGTGACAGACACCCCTCCGGAAAAGGAGAACTGAGGTTTGAACCATCCGCGAGGATGGAAGGATTCAAGCAAATCCCCAATCGGTATGAAATAATCTACCATGAAGGATAGCGGAATCACATCCCAAACAGTTCTTGCGTCAATATTAAGTCCTATTTCGTCTAAAAAGACGGCAAGGGCTTTAGAGATAGTATCTGGGTACACATTATCTCCGGTTAAATAGCCAGAGATTACTGTGCGACCTGAGACATCATATCTCAACGCACCGGAGTTCCAAGGAGAAGGGAAACTATGAGACCAATTAAAGCGTCTCGTAATTCTCTTCCCAATAAGTTTCTCGTACGAGGATGCAATCTTACCATTAATTGCATCAAGAGAACCCGCAAGAGATTTAAGATCCGAAATAAAGGGCATTATACCCCAAGTAACGGATCCGTAAGAAATTTTCTCAAAGAATTTCTTACTAAACATTGCGATAGTATCATCCCAATCCACAAGGAAAGGGATTAACTCGAATGTGTTATCCTCGATAAAATCTAGATTAATGTAGGCCTGCTTAAGGCCATAATCATAGATAGAAGATATCGGTACATCATTGATGTCCGACCAATCTTTCCATTCGAGGTAAGGTTTCTGTCCTGGATAAGGATACCATGTATACGTACCAGTGCTTTCGCACTTGATATGAGTACAAGGTAACCATTTGGAGTACCGACCTTGCGCATTAGGCTTTGATGTTTGTGTATCAAAGATTTCATGCGTTCGGTTCGCGTACACAGTCCAGGGATCTGGACCATATGACCATACAATACGAGAAAGTATGGGTTTAGGCGGTCGTGATTTTAGAGGCATATGCTATAGGATGGTAAAATAGACAGCAGGGGAGACCCTGCGACCTCCCCCA